AGGAGCAGCGTGTCCATTAAATCTACAGCCGGATTATTCGCCGCTTCCATTAATCCTGGAAATAAATCCGTAGTTCTTTGGTTTTCTAATTGTCCTCTAAGTTCTGCCACAGGCAGTTGGCGGTCAGCCGCCGTTAGTTGGTGGTCAGATTGTGTAGGATTAAGTACAGAGTTCAAAACCTTTAATTTATCGCCCGTGGCTAGGTATCTATTTTCAAACACTTTTTGCTGTGCGTTATTCTGACGATTAGCATATTCTTCCACTAACCGTGGATCTGGAATGAGCTTTCGCGGCGGTCCAGGTATAGTACGCACGTCAGGCGTAAGTAACTCAAGAACAGAAGGTTTATTAGCCATTACGTCCCTATTCCTATTCCCTTGAGAAGATTGCTCCACCCACTGGCGGGACTACCGCCTTTACCGCTCGCTGGTTCCGCAAAAAACTCGCCAATACCGCCAATCACACCGCCTACGTTGCCAAGCCCTGTCATAAAGCTGGTGCCTCCCGGACTACCGTAAGTGTCTTGTGTTTGCGTGACTGTTGTACCATAAGGTAAATTCGTTAAGCCGCCCTGCCTGAAATCAGCCATCTTAAAGCCCCAATCACGTTCAGCTTTTTCTTCAGCTAATTTTTGGTCTATTATGGCTTGGTCCATTGCCTGTTGGTATCCTCCAAACGCAAATTGACCAGCGTGGTCTTTACCCACGAGATTCTGTAATGATCCTGCGCCTCTCATAGCTGAATCAGCGGCTTGGCCCCGTATCGCCATATCTCTATAGTAATTTGTAACCGCTTTATCGAATGCGTCTTTCTTTAACCCCGCTTTTTGACGTATAGCGTCTCCGTAAATACTGCCTTCTACAAGACCACGTCGATTACCGCCAAAAGCACTATAGCCGCCGGGAGTCATAGACTTAGCCGCTTCATCCATTAAAGACTTTTGAGTCGCACGGTCAATTTCTTCACGCATTGGGTCAAGGTATTGATTCATAAAAGGCGTCAGCGCACCTTCATCCGTTATGCGTTGATCAGCTAGTCCAGATAAATTACTGAGCGCACCACTGGCGGCTTTATATGCCTCTGTGCCGCCTTCGGCACCATAATAGTCTTTTGCCGCATCCATTGCGGCTATTTGCTCATCTGTAAATCCGGCAATAGCATCTGCACCTGTGAGTGAAGCTGGCCTATAGTCACTTTGCGATAAGCGATCGATAAGTTCAAGTTGTTCTTTGCTGAACTTCTCAAGATACTCAGGTATGTCAGTCCCTGACGTAGTAATTGTCTGGTTTACAACCTCGCCACTACGGTCGGGCTGAGTAAACCCGAGCATGTCTGTAAAATCTTGTATCCAACCCATATCGTTATCCTATCATTTAATATTGGAGGGTAGTGGCTCAAGCGAGATAATCTTCGACCCAACCGTTGAGGGCATAGAATTGATAATGCCAGCAGGCACCTCGGACCAACTGAGTTCGTCGGATTCTGATGGTATGTTTCCTATTGATGGTTTTTCTACAATCATTGTCTCCATTTCCATAGGACTCATTTGGCTACTGCGATTTATCGTCAGAGCATCAGAGACAGGGGCTGGAGCAGTTGGATCATTTATAAGGTTGTCTAAGGCGCTTACCACGTTATCCTTTACTGATCTGCCAAGTCCTTGTAACCCTCCAAGAGGATCTGCTTTTATACCCGAGCTTGTATACCCTGGAATATGATGTCCTTGCACTCCGGGTTGAAATTTATTGACTGTTAGAGGATCTACACCTTTTCCAAGATCAAAAGGTGAATTAACTCCAGCAAGACTACTAAGTGTTACGGGGGTTTCTGCAAATAAGTTGTATCCTTTTAAACCGACATTCGCTAAATTTGCGACTGGAGCTAATGGGCTGTATGGTCCAATCATACTTAGTGCGCCACCAATCGGGTCATTCTTTACAAGACCTTTTCCTAAACCGTAAGCAATTCCAGTTAAAGGATTTAAACTTGCGAGCATACTAAGAACGGGTGCGTCGAAAGGATCAAAAGAAGTGCCTTCGTAAAACCCTTTTTCTGGATCTAACATAACAGGCGACTGAAAACCAAACAGACTAGCAATGTCTGAGCCTATATCTTGTGATTCGGCTTTTGCATCTACATACGTCTGTGCGAGCTCCTCACGGTCCATAACATCTTTTATATCTGGACGCCCTATTAAAGGATTTGCGGCCTCTGTAAGATAACCAAAGCCTATTTCCTGTGGTGTTAAGTCAGCCATTATGTCCGACATGTTTGGACCAACACCCCCATAGGGATTGGTAGCTATCATGTCTGCTACGGCTTCACCGACTAATCCTGGAACTTCATCTTCATCTACTCGACCTGCGGCAACTAATCCCTCGTAATCATCAGGTGTGGGTAAGGCATCACTTTCATAATAGTCGTCAGTATCTCCCCCCAAAGCAGGATTTACAGTGACGTTTTTGTCAGGAGCGGCATGGAATTCGTTTGTATTAGGATCAACCCAACCACCTTGAGCGGCATCTCTGCTTTCTTCTACAGTACCGCCCGTAGCGTCATCTTGGCTGTCTTCACCAAAACAACAGTGCTTTAGCTCATATTCATTAAAACCAAGACGATCCCAACGGTGCGGATTAAACCAACCGTCAGACCACATCGTCTGTGTTTTTAATGTAAATTCGTTATACACGGCCTGATTTAACCCCTAGCTTGTGTTTGTTCTTTGCACGGTGCCAGTATGCCTTTTCTTGCGTATTTTCGAATCGATCACGTAAAAACCGTATAATCTTTCTTGGGTCAATGGTAAGCCCGATTACACTAATAACCCAAAGCTGGTCTCCGGCGCTCCAATCGGCAGGTTCTAGTCGTCGCTGGCGAGTCGCGTAGCCTAAACCAGCATTAGGGGTTAGCCACGCCCATGAAACGTATCCTAGCGGCTCGTTTTGCGCCCTAAATATGTTATATTGTCCGAGTTGTAGGGGCGGCACCACCGTTCGCATAATATCCTGTATCGTGAACTTTTTATGGTACGGTGAATTAGCCATAAGCCCCACTACATCACAGAAGTCTTTTTCACTATAACTTTGTTCAGATAAATAACATACATTAGTGTTCTGCATGGGTAAACTCTATCCAGCTAGTAAACCGCGATCTTTCATTTGTGTTATTAATGTACCTAGCACATCTGCTAATTCAGCGGTACTAGTAGAATCAGCATCAAGTTCAGTATCTGCCGTTACATTACTCACTTGCCAACCTGTGCCAATCACACGAGCAAGAAGTAAATGTATCTCTTCCAACTGGTTTACAAGTTCGCGCATATAAGCAGGGTCATATTCTTCTGGTGGGTCCGGAAGCGGACCAATAGGGGCAATGCCTGTACTCATCGGGTACCATCCACTGTAACTTGAAACCTTGAGTTCCCGAACCGCCAATAATCTCTACTAGTATTACTTACTTTAAATCGTATTTGTCGGCCCTTTGCTCGCATACTTACTTTTTCAACAGAAGAGCTCAAATCAAACGGCCCCTTAGTAACTTCACTAGAATTATTATATTTCTTGGTAAATACCGTAACTTGAGGTGAACCATCAACATCTGGTATAAACTTATCTAATAATAACATCCGTGCGCCATCCGTAATTTCAATAGCACCACACTCTACATAGCTGGTCATATCAGAACCGTTATCGCTATTACCGTTCTCATGGTAGAATACAGTACCACTAGAATCAACAGCCGTTGGGTAAGTTAGCCAGTCTTGATCATCTATCCATACTTGGCGACTTAATGAACCAATAGACCATTCCTTGGTCGTATAGTTATAAATTACATATTTATCTAGTGCGCCCGTATCTACAGTAGGGTAGAACCACCATAACTCTGTAAACTTGCGGTTAAGACCACCAAAAGAAAGATTTTCTTTATCCTTATTAATATTATTAAATACATGGTCACGAACAGGGCAGGGCATCTCTTGCACACGACCAGAAAATGTATGGAAATGTCCACACCCCATCCAATACACAATACCATTAATTTCTATTGCGGCATTTTGTCCGATAGGAGGACATGAAGTAGCTAACGCCCTAAAGCCGAATGTATACGGTGGCCCTTGAAACTGCATACCAAAAACAGCGTCATCCGTAAAAATAAGGATTTGATCACGTGTTTGTATGGCTGAAATAATCTTATGGCCTATTTCTAAGCGTTGTGAACCCGCCGTATTCGTATCAGTAGCTGACCATGTAGTGTTCGCTTCTTGGCTAGACCACTTAACATTCAATGGGTCATCATCTGCACCGAAACATACAACATGCCTGTCTGGAACAGAAACGAGACTTAACAGCGCATTAGTAGGAGCATTGGTTAATACAACAGCCCGAGTTGAAGGGCCATTTGTAGCATCCCAAACAAAAGTACCCCCATCTCGACGTGTTGCAATTAAGTCTTCTCCCCATAAAGAGAAAGACCACTGTGAAGGCTCCAATGTAACTGTTTCAGAAGAGGCGCTTGCCGCTACGCCCCAACCAAATTGTTCAGTTGCTTTCCCAGCTGAACTATACGAACCGTACCCCGAAGTATTAGTGCCGGATAACTCAAAGGTATTTGTAGCGACATTAGCCACAGTATAGTAATTCCCATTAAGTTGGGTCATGCCTACAACTTCAGTAATTCGAACAATATCCCCATTACTAAAACCATGACTACCTGAAGTTACAACTCCCGGATTAGCTTGCGTAATTCCTGTAATGGTTTTCTGCACTATAGGAGTACCTTCACGATAGTCACTCCATGTTCCACCGCCCCAACCTAGCCCTGGAACAGAAGTACTAGATCCAACACTTAATAGATACTTTGCTGTGACACTCCCACCACCAGTTGCAGCACTGGTCGCCGCACTGCTATGAGTTATTGTGTAAGTATTATCGTCTACATAGGTGAGGGTATATTCACCGTCAATAGTTATGCCCCCTGCCGCACTTGCTCCTGAAAAAATAACGGCATCTCCGTCTTCAGCACCGTGGCCTGTATCAGCAACGGTTACAACGGCACTATCATCTACGGTTGTAAATGGACCAGTAAGACTTTGTGTCTCGCGAATAGGGGTAATATCATAAATAGTATCGTTATAAACGAGCTGTAGTTTTTGTTCAGTTCCTATAGCTATAAGCTGGTTGCCTGTTAAATCGCTCCATGCCCGTAAGTTACTAGGCGTACCCGTGGCTGTCCAGTTTCCTTCTTGAAACCAACCGCCAATAGGCTCTGGAAAACCTTGCTGAAAACGCACTTTATCGGCGTCAATCCAACGTCCCCCAACGGCATAGGCAGAACGATCTTTAACAATACCACCCGGAATTTCTAACTTTTGTAATGGCATCTTACCCTACGCTAAAAATAACTTAACTTCCATTTCACGCCTTAACACTAACCCACGAAGGATTTTTCCTCCAGCTCTACGCCACTTAGGAAATTCTAATGCTGCTCCTTCATAATCACCTCTATTAAGTTTAGCCCTTAATGTACTAGATTGCAGCCTTCCACTGCCTAAATTATACACAAATGAACACAATGCGCTAAGTTCATTTTCATTTAATTCGATTTGGATGAGCCTTTTAACTGCACTCGCCGCCGATTGGACATCTCTTTGGAGGAGCTCTTCACCCTCCTCTTCTGTAATATGGGCGGAATTGGTTCTGATTCTTTTTCCGTTAAGACCTCTGGTGCTGCCGAATCCAATCGTAGGAACACCCGCAGGGCAGAGATACGGTTTTGAATGGAAACCTTCAAAGTGCTTAATAATTCGCAGACCTGCTTCATTACATTGCATGTCATTTTTTACCCCTACCTATTGCTCTTCCTCCGAACCAAAACGCGATAACGGCGGCAAATAATGCTTTTGTGTCTTCGTCCCATACGGCGTTGACCGCATCCAATCCAGATACCCCACTGGCAGTGAGAGCGAGATATGCGGAGACTTCCACGAAAACGAACAGCCCGAAGAAAGCATAAGTGATAACAGGACGAACCTT